TGTTGACAATTTGATGAAAATCATATATGCTTTAGGAGACGATACAAACGTCTTTGTGATATCTCATAAAGGCGATGTACTTGAAGGTCGGTTTGGTAATCGAATCGAATTTGTCAAAGATAAAAACTTTAGTAGGATGCAATATGGAACTAAGTGAAGCAACAATACAACTGTTAAAGAACTTTGCTTCGATTAACTCTAATATAGTTATCAAGCAAGGTAATGTACTCAAAACTATATCGGAAGCTAAGAATGTTCTAGCTTCTGGTGTAATGTTAGAGGACATGCCAAGAGACTTTGGTATATATGATCTAAACCAATTCTTAAATGTATTGGGATTAGTTGATGTACCAAGATTGAAGTTTGAAGATAACTTCGTAACAATTGGTGATTCAACAGGACGGACTACAATACAATATTTCTATTCTGATATGGATATGTTAACGAGTCCTTCTAAAGATATCGCCATGCCTAGTGTAGATGTAAAATTCTTACTAGATAATGAAACCCTAAATAAGATCAAGCGTGCAGCATCCGCTCTGGATCATACAGCGCTTGCTATCTCGAATAGTAATGGTGTAGTTAGACTCTCGGTTGTAGACCCAGAGAATACTACTTCCAATACTTTCTCCATTGATGTGGATGGAGAGATACCAAATGAGGACTTCAATCTCATAGTTAATATATCCAACCTGAAAATGTTACCAGGTAACTATGAAGTAGAACTCTCATCTTCGTTTATTTCACATTTTACTAATGTGGAGAATAAAACACAATATTGGATTGCATTAGAAAAAACGTCAACATTTGGAGCATAATATGACAGACGAAAATCAAAGTCCCGCAGAGGCAATATTCGATGTTGCTAACCGAGCAGCACGCAGCATGATTGCTGTAGTTGATACTATCACTCAACGTGGTGGGTTCAAAGGTGAAGAACTATCTACGATAGGACAACTTCGTGATCAGTGTATTCAGATCATTCAAATGGGTGAACAACATGAGCAAGAAAAAGCTCAAGCACCTGCAGAAGAAACTAAAGATAAGAAGTAATTGACATTTTCTCCGTTTTGTATTATAATGTTTTGTGAAGGAGAAGCATATGTCAGAAGAATTCTTATGGGTAGAAAAGTACAGACCTAGAACTGTATCTGATTGTATTCTACCTACCAATCTATTAGATATCTTTACTAAGATTGTCGAGACTGGTGATCTACCTAATATGATGTTTACTGGGACTGCTGGTCTCGGTAAAACTACTGTTGCGCGTGCCTTGTGTGAGCAACTAGGAGTCGATTATATTGTTATTAACGGATCTGAAGAAGGCAATATTGATACACTTAGAGGTAAGATTAAACAGTTTGCCTCAAGTGTATCTTTGCAGGGTAAGTACAAGGTAGTAATCCTTGATGAAGCTGACTATCTAAACCCTCAGTCAACGCAACCTGCTTTACGAGGATTCATTGAAGAGTTCTCTAAGAACTGTAGATTTATCCTTACTTGTAACTTTAAGAATAGAATTATAGAACCATTACATTCTAGATGTGGTGTATATGAGTTTAATACTACAAAGAAAGATCTAGCTCAGCTTTGTGGTAAGTTTATGATTCGTTCAGTAGAGATACTGAAAGAGAACAATGTTCCTTTCGAAAAGCAATCTGTTATAGATATTATAAGTAAACATGCTCCAGACTGGAGACGTGTGCTTAATGAATTGCAACGTCAGTTTCTATCTGGAAGTGTAACTGGTACAACTACAGGTTCATTGGATAACTTATATCTTGAATTATTTGATATTATCCAACAAAAGAACTTCAAGAGGATGAGATCTTGGGTTGTAAATAATATAGATATAGATAGCTCTGCGATCTTTAGAGGTTTGTATGATAATATGTACAGCAAGGTAGAACCTCATAGTATCCCACAACTTGTGTTAATCTTAGCAGACTATCAATACAAGAATGCATTTGTGGCTGATCACGAGCTAAATATCGTAGCTTGCCTGACAGAGATCATGGCAAATGTAAAGTTTAAATAGGAGGAGATAATGTCTCTAATTCTATACACTCAACCTAGATGTCACTTCTGTGAGATTATGATGCGTATGTTAAGTAAGATGGATGAGGCTGAAGGATATCAGATTGTTGATATTACAAAAGATGCAGAAGCTAAAGCATTTATGAAATGGCAAGGTCATAAAAGTGTGCCTATGCTTTATTGGAGAGTGCCTGGAAAAGATGTGTGGGTAAACAAAGATATCGATACTAGAAAACTAACAGGTGAAACATTAGGTATAAGAATAAGAAATGCTAAGGCTGAAACTAAGAAAGACAATTGTCTTGTGTTTGATGTTGATGGTACAATAACACCAAGTAGAGGATCCATTGATCCTATACATGCAGAAACACTTGAAAATCTTTCTAAGAAGACAGACATTTTTATATTAACAGGATCAGACTTTCCAAAAACTAAAGAACAAATAGGTGGTCTAACTAAGATAATTAAAGGTTGTTATCAGTGTGTAGGAAATGAGTTATGGGTAAATGATCAACTAGTAGAGACATCTCCAAAGTTCAATATGCCAAAACTTATGTTAGCTTGGTGTAAACAAAAGTTAGCTGAAAGTAAATTTCCACATAGGACTGGTTCTAAACATATTGATCTTCGTCCAGGTATGATGAATTTTTCTATTATAGGTAGAGGTTGTACTCAGCAACAAAGAGAAGCATATATTCAATTTGATGAAGAATATAATGAAAGACAAGAATTAGCAGATGAATTCAATAGTATGTTTCATACATATTCAGCTCAAATAGCTGGAGAAACTGGTATTGATATAGTAGAGGTTGGTAGAGATAAAGGACAGGTTTTCAAACCACTAGAATTGGTGTATAATAGTATTATGTTCTTTGGTGACGATACTCAAAAGGGTGGAAATGATTATCCTTTTGCTAAACAATTAACTGGTTCTCCTCACCGTGTTTTTGCTGTATCTGATCCACAAGATACATTTGAAATCCTTGAAAGTATTAAAGGTCTATTTGATAATGAATCCATTTGACTTTCTGAATAGTATTAACTATTCTAAGAAAGATATGTTTGATGTTCCCGACACTAGCTTGGAAGAGCTTGAGCGAGGATATTCAGGTTATCATATCAACCGCTCGCTTAGCTATTTTCCTGATACAGTTGATGCAGCTAATATAACCAATCGTTATCACCACCTCGATAACAAGCTCCAATATCACTTTTTACTAAATATAATTAGAAAAAAGAGAAGATTTAGTAAGTGGATCAAAGCTGATCCTATTAGTGATATTGAAGTGGTAAAACAATACTATGGTTATAGCAACACAAAAGCCAAGCAAGCATTATCGCTTCTGTCACCTGACCAAATAAATATAATAAGACAGAAGGTGGATCAAGGTGGAAGAAAATAAAATAATGGAGTGGAGTCCCCAGTCGATGCTGGAGATAACACTTTCCGAACCTGATGATTTTTTAAAGGTTCGAGAAACATTAACAAGAATTGGTGTAGCATCTCGTAAAGAAAAAAAGCTATTTCAATCATGTCATATTCTACACAAACAAGGTAGATATTTCATTGTACATTTTAAAGAATTATTTCTCTTAGATGGTAAAAAAGCCAACTTAGAAGAGACAGATGTTGCACGTAGAAATACTATTGCAACACTGATGAGTGATTGGGGTTTGATTGATATACAGAATGGAGATGATGCTAAACCACTAGCTCCATTAAGACAGATAAAAATAATTCCTTTCAAAGAAAAAACTCAATGGGAACTTTGCCCAAAATACAACATTGGTAATAAGTGACTAATTATTATTACTCCGGAACTGACTATTCCACTATGGTTCCCTGGCATTGGGAGTTTTGGTTTCATTTAATGTTTCCTTGGGGTTTCTACAACTGGGTTTGGCTTGTATTAGGTCTTCTTGTGCTGTGGGTAAGAATAAATGATATTTTTTGCCGTGGCCCGTTGAACTAGAAAAATTAAATATTATATATAAAGGTGAGCCGCCAGAAGGCTGGGGCTCACATTTTAACCTTGCTTAGTCATAGGAGGTAAACATGACAGGTAATTTCGTATACCCACGAA